TATTATACAAGTTGACCAGAAGACATCAGCGGATTGGTGGGACCAAGCTACAGCAGAAGATAACACAATAAATGATATTGCTGATGTAACAAAAGCAAAGACTGCTTATGGTGTTAATAGTAATCATAGCAATGATGCTACTATAGTCAAGAATTTTCATTTATGGGGCAAACAGAGAAACATAGAAACAAGTACTATTCATGACGCTTTTTTCGCTAATGCTGCTGATATGGTAGAAGCAAGAAGAGCTTTGAAAGAAATTTATGCTCAGTCCCTTAAGAATAACTCTATTGAAATGACTTTAAAAGAAATGGTTCGTAGAGGACTTCCTAAAGATATTGCTGATAAATATTTAGAAGAAGCAAAAGACTTAGGTCTTATTCCAATACCAGGCCGTTCTAAAATAGATGATAAAGTTATTAATGAAGAAGACATTTTAAAAATGGAAGATATTCTTGAAGATGTAAAAGATGATTTTTCTGAAGACTACGGTTTCTATGGTGTAGGATAAATAGACCTTAACCCGCAGCTGTGCTGCAGCCTAACTTTGTAAAGAAGGTGATTTATGACAGAGGAAGCAGATACTCAGGAAACAACAACGTCTCCTGAAAACACAACGCCGTCTGAAAAGCCCAATGTTGATGAGCTTGTTGCCAAGGCTGTTGAAGAAAAATTAAAGCCTATCAAAGAGAAGCTTGATAAAGCATATAGTGCTCGCGATGAAGCACTAAGAAAAGTTGCAGAATTTGAGCAAAAAGAAAAAGAGCTTCGAAAGAAACAGTTGGAAGAAGAAGGCAAACATCAAGAGCTTTTTGAATTGCAACTTGCAGAAGAAAAAGCAAAGTCAGAAACGCTTGAAAAACGCATTGTTGAGCTTTCAAGAGACTTGCTTTTAAAAGATCAACTAAAAAGCATCGATTTTAAAAATGATAAAGCTTTTAATTTTGCTTACAAATCGATTGTTGAAGAGCTTATTCAAGACGACAAAGGAAACTGGGTTCATAAATCTGGCGATTCTGTCGAAAATCACATAAAGAAATTCGCTGAAGATGAAAGCAATTCATTTTTGATAAACATAAAAGGATCAAATGGTCCTGGTCTAAAACCAACAAAACCTCCTAAGGCTAGCAAAAAATCTCTATTTGAAATGTCACAAGAAGAAGTTTTGCGTTTGGCTGCGGAGGGCAATCTTCGACAAAGGTAATTGAGATATGCCTGTTATTAATTATTCCACTTCTGGCGATGCTGTCGGCTATTCTGCCGACAACGGTGTACTTCAAGAAGCGCTTTCTGGTTACAGCGACGAAGCTTATACTAGCGCAAAAAAGCTTTCTGGTACTGGCCTAGTTGGCTCTAACGATCAAATCGATCCTAATACTGAAACTTTTATTGGCCAGGTTCGGTGGAACAAGCCTCTGAATCCTGAGATTAATGTTGCTAGTCTTACTGATGCAACAGATGGTAATACCACCTCGTATGGGACTGATTACCTTCGATACATCAAGAGTGTTCGTACTCATGGTGCAAAGAAGGTTAACATGCAAGAAGTTGTAACGCGTGTTGATGGTCTTGCAAAGATTGGCCGTGATTTTGGTGAGACTCGTGCACAAGACGAGCATAATGCAATTCTTTCTGTATTGAAAGGTGTTGCTATTTCTGAAGCTTTGAATGGTGCTGGTGCTGGCTCTGGTGCAACCGGTCTAGGTGGCCAAACTTTTGAAAACGATCCTGCTGACAAGAAGCATGGTTTTTATGTAGATATTGGTGGTTCTAGTCTTGTAACTGCTGCGGCAGCTGCAAATATTGGTGCTCAACGTGCTTCAGGGTTTCTTGATGCATTTGGTAAAGCATACAAGGATTACGAGCCTGACTATGCTTATTTGATTGTATCTCCTGAGACTTACGCTTCTTTGCGTTCAGCTAATCTTGTTGATTCTGATAAGGTTACTGACGGTAATGTTGAGTTCAATACTATTTTCCAAGGTAAATTCCGTCTTCTGCAAACCCGTGCTTCTCAGGGTTTTACAAGTGCAGAGCTGACTAAGATTAATACCGGTCCCGGTGTTGATATTGTTGGTACAAAGACTTCCTTTATTGTATTGCCTGGCGCTATTGCAATGCGTCCTCTAGCTGTTCCGATGCCGACTGAAATTGAGCGTAGTCCTGCTGCGTTTATGGGCGGTGGTACTACCCAAATTTGGTATCGTTGGGGTTACGTGTTTGCACCGGCTGGTTACGATTGGATTGGTTCTGAAGAAGAGTTTGCTTCTGACGATTCTTATCGGTATGTTGTAGAGGCCTCTACCCCGAAAGCACTTACTACTGTTACTTCGGGTACTCTGGCTGATACTGCTGGTACGTGGAATCGTAAGTTTTCTAGCGCTCTTTCTTTGGGTATTCTTCCAGTATTTCATAGTTAATCGGGAGAGTTCCAGATGGCACTAGTAAAAGATCAAAATTCATATGTAACTGTATTGGAAGCTGACGAATATTTTTCTACTCGTTTACATTCAGAAATTTGGGATTCTGCTGACGTAGCGACAAAAGAGAAAGCTCTAGTAACTTCTACAAAGCTTATAGATAATCAAAACTTTCTAGGTACTGCCACTGGAACCTTTCTCTCTTTTCCTAGAAACTGTGTATATTTTGATCCAAGAAGTGGTCAAGAGGTCGTATTAGAAGCAGAAACGCCCGTTAATATTTTAACAGCTGTTAAAGAATACGCTATTTATCTTTTATCAAATGAGGAAGCATTAAATCCTTCCCAATCAGTTAGAAGCCTTGTAATTGAAGAGATTGAGCTGATTGATATTAGTACTTTTGAAAGCATGCCTGCTAATGTGTATAAACTTCTTCGACCATTACTTTCATCAGGCAGTCATGTTTGGTGGAGAGCGAATTGAATATACATAATCTTGTATCGAAAGCATTTAGAAAACCTTTTGTAAAACAAATAACACTTTTAAAGAAAACATCAGATGCTTTTGATTTTACTACTGGAGAGGCGTCTTCAACAGAAGAAGCTGTAGAAGTACAAGCAATTAGTATTTCAATACAAGAAGAAGAAGGTAAAACATACAGAAAAGTTTTGTTGATGAAAGAAGATATTGAAAAGTTTGATCACGTTATTATTGATAACAATGAATATAAAATTGGTCAAATGATAAAATCAAATGATTATATAGTGAGTTTCAAAGCTTATGAGTAAGTATACAAACACATTATCAGATGTATTCTCTATAGCAGCTGAAATTTCAATACCTTCTTTTCCTCAAAATTTTGAAAATAAAAGAAATCTATCTGAATTCCTGAGAATATCAGTATTGCCTGCAGGCCTTGGTATAAACCTTGTTTCTGGTTCAGGTTTAATAATAATCGATATATTTGTACCATCTAATGAAGGCCCAAAGCGACTCTATGAAGTTGCTGAAATGCTTGATACTCTCTTTGTTGGTAGAACTGTGAATAACACGCAGTTTTTTCATAGTACCTTGAATGTAATAGGTATAGATGAAAACCCTTCATTGTTTAGAGGTCAATACAACTTGAACTACTCTCATTATGAGGTAATGTAATGGCTCATATTTCTTCTTACGGTGCTGGTATTTACTCTGATTTGTCTGTAGGCGCTACTGTGTTTTCTGCTGCGCTTCCAGCAATGAGTGCTGCAAAAGCTACTTTTGATGCTTTGTTTCCTACTGCTGGTGAAGGAACAAATTTCCATCGGATTGAAGATGTTCGTGAATTTCCGTCAATCGGTGATCCTGCAAATATCGTAAATGTCCCAGTCTACGGTCGTAAGATTAGTGCTCAAGTCAGTGGGCAGGCTGATGCACCGAACCTTGAAATGACTTTGAATTATATCCCAGCAAACTGGGCTGATGGAACAGCTCTTGGTGATATGATTGGTGAAGATGCTCTTCGTGTTTTCCGTTTTGCTCTTCTGAATGGTGACCCAGAAGCATCTGCTGCTGCCGGTTGGGGTTCCGCAGCAACTGATCTTGGTGTTGTTCCTAACTCTTACTGGTATTTTGTTGGTAAGGTTGCGTCTGTTCTTACTAATCCTCAGTTGACTGACGCAAATACCGCAACTCTTACTCTTTCAATTCAATCCGATTTCTACGGTGCTTACACCACCTAAGTCTCACTGAAACTGGCCGTGCTCCGCCTGGTGCCCAAACTGGCGCGGAGTGCGGCTCCCGCGTGTCCCCGGTACACCCGCCATGCCCCGGCTGGCGACCCCGGAGGCGTCCATTCTGCCTTGAAATCAAATATGACTGAAAAATCTGACATACCCTTTGATATGTCTTATGTCATATCGACTACAATCGAGCATATGAAACGAAGCATCGATATTAGTATTCGAAAGACATTTGATAGAGTCAAAGACTTTCCTGACAATTCTGAAAAGTCTAAAGAGATTTTTCAGACTTTATCATACCTTCATCAAATGCGGAAAAGCCTTGATGAGTACAAAAATTCCATCTGTGGTACAAAAAATGACCGGAATCAAAGCTCTAGCTAATAAGCGGATGTCAAAGAAAGTTAAGTTTATGGGTGAGGACATCACCGTATATAAGCTTACTGTTGACCTTATCCAAGAAATTCAAGCAATGTCTAATGATATCAAAGAAGATGATGACAACTTTGATATTTTGAAAAAGATTATCAGCGAAGCTGTTGAAGGTGGAAACGAGCTAGATGATGCAGATTTCGGTAATTTTCCGCTTGATGAATTGTCAAAACTTTCTGAAGAGATTCTTAAGTTCTCGGGGATTTCTGGACAAAAGGGAAAGTCGAGCTAACTGATGAAGAGCTGACGCTATATGATTTAGCGTATAACCTAAAACAGCCTTTGTCAGTTATAAAAGAAATGCCCTATGATGAGTTTCTAGGTTGGCAATATTATTTTAGTAAAAATCCAGTAGATTGGAGAGATGATTTACGTACTTATTATTTTATTCGTACTCAAGGTGAGAAAAAGAAACCATGGGATGTCTTCCCTACATTAGAGCATTTAAAGCCGACTACTACGAACTCTTTAAAGAATTCTCGAATGATGCAGCTTTTAGAAGGTGCTAAAGGTGGATCTAAAATACCAACTTAATGCTATTGTGAAGAATCGTGTTGAAGAGTTTAAATCTAAATTAGTTGGTGAATTAAAAAGAAATACTCCTGTTGATACAGGAAAAGCCCGAAACGGCTGGACAAAAACTAAAATAGGTGTGGAGAATCATGTAGACTATATTTCACACTTAAATAACGGAACATCAAAACAAGCCCCTCGGTATTTTGTTCAACAAGCAATAAATCGCCTCTCTAAATCTTAGAGAGGCAATTTTTTTAATTGGGGTAGTTATGTCAGAAATTGTAATCCCCGTCAGAACAGATGACGGAGAAGCTCGAAGGCGATTAGCTGAGATTAATAATAAGATTAAAGGAATTTTTAAAAATTCCAAGCAAGCTAACAAACAAATGGATTTCAGTCCTGCTGTTGAGAGGACAAACAAAAGTGTAAGTAATCTTAGCAGAAATTTAAAAGCTACATTTGCTACTTTAGCTGCTGGTATTGGTGTAAACTTTTTTCATAAGTTAGGTGATGAACTTACAGCTGTAAATAACCAGCTTAAGCTTGTTACAAAGAATTCATCTGAAGTTTATGTACTACAAAATCAATTATACAATATTGCTAAAAGAAGTAGCTCAGGTATTCGAGAAGTTGGAAACCTTTATGCGGACTTTTATAAAGGACTAGAGCGTTACGGAAAATCCTCAACTGAAGTTTTAGGTGTTGTAGAAACATACCAAAAGATGGGTGTGCTTTCAGGCACAGCTTCTGAATCATTAAAAGCGGCTACTGTTCAATTTTTGCAAGGTCTTTCTTCTGGCACTTTACGTGGTGAAGAGCTTAATTCTGTATTAGAACAAAATCGATATTTAAGTTTTAAACTTCAAGAACATCTCCAAATGACTACTGGGGAGATTAGAAAATTAGCAGAAGAAGGAAATCTAGACACTCTTAAAATTTTTGATTTCTTAAAAAGCTATTCTGCTCAAGTTGATAAAGATCTGCAACAAGCAGATATGACTGTTGATAGAGCTTTTACCAAGTTACGTGAAACAATTAAATATAACATAGCAGATATCAATCATTATTTAGGTTCTTCAAATACGTTTGCTGGTCAAATTAGCGATTTTGCAGATTTAGTTGAAGAAAGTTTTTCTAGAGTTACCACTGCTTTGTTTAATTTTCAATATGGCCAAGGTATTATGATTAACTTTAGAACAAACTTTAAAGAAATTATGGACTTTACAATAAGTAACTTATCTAGTGTAAGGATTTTAACACCTGTAATAAACCCTTTTAAAGCTCTTTTTTATGATTTAAAGAGAGAGGTGACTT